TTGCGGACACAAATAAAGGAACACAAAATGTGAACATGAATGTTAAACATGAAGTTCAAGTTCCTGCGGTTATGGACGCACTCCAAAGAGAAATTGTAAAAGACCAAAGTTTATTTGCAAGTTGGGGTTCAAGAGCGGATTCAGATTACACAACACCTCCAGTTGCTAAAGGAAGATAAATTAGTTTATATCTATTTATATTAAAACAGAATAATGCCAAGTTACTTAGACTTTGATTCAACCAAAAATTTTAGAGATAAAATACTAGGTAAAACGTTAAATAGACCAAATGGTCCACAAACGTTTACCAAGACAGACTATGGTGTGCAAAATACAAGTGATATTGCAAATAAGGATTTAGACAACGTTGACACCAATAGAGGTAAAGATTTATTAATACCACAGAATTCAAATACATTTAAACCTGAAATTTACACAATTAAAGAGGATTTAAATACATTACCAAGAAGGTCCAACTTAAACCTATATCCATATTTTCCAACTAATGGACAATCATATAATTTGATTGGAATAATGAATACAGACCAATATGATATGGAGTCTGAACTATTCAAATTTGCGGCAAATAACATTAAAAACAATACAGATGGTCCTGTATATTCAAGAATTGCTCAAAATGTTGCAAAAAACACTTTAGGTAGAGTTAGAATTCTTGACGCGTTAAATGGTAATACAACTACCGCGGTAAACATTATTACAGGTAGAGAACCATTAATTGAATCAAATTATAAAATTACGGTAGATAATACGTTAAGTATTCCCGGTCAAGCTGCAAATTTTTTAGAGATTGTATCTGGTATCCAATTACCGTTCTCAACAATACCCGGAGATTACCTTAGTAATCCATCAAATCCAATCAATTACAGACCCGTGGCACCCACGGAGTTGGGTAAACTATATCAAGATGTAACTGGAGCTTTAGGTTCCTTAATTGGAATAAAAAGACGTCCTAAATTAGATAGAAAACCTTCAGACCTATTGATTGAACATATGGGTCAAGGACAGAAAAATAGATTATTTGATTTGTTATCATTTTCAAAATATTCCCCAAACTATACAACAACCGCAAGATCACAAAACACATCAAAAATATTTAGTTATGTTGATAAAGCGGCACAAGGAGTTAAAAATCTATTAGGGTTAGAAGCACCTAAAGGTATTGCGTATATTGGTGACGACAGAGGAGAGGATGTGAAATATGCGATGAATGATTTTAATGATAGACCAGTTAGAAGTAGTTACTATTTAACACTATTATTTGATGAGGTGTCAGCAAATTTATTTCATTCAACTAAAAATTATACAGAAGGTGGTTCTATTGGTGGTAAATTATCATGGATTAGTAAAAACTCAAAAAATGAGTTAGGTGCTAATAATCAACAATATGCGGATAGTGCATCAGCATTAACAGAATCCCTATCAACAAAATACGATTTTAGGTCAGATTCCATATTAGGAATTACACAAGAAATATTGGATTCAATGCCATCAGATGGTGGTGCAGCTCGTTCACATGTTGCAAATGTTATTGACCAAACAAGTAGAATATTCCAAGATGGTGATGTTAAAATATCACGAGGTTCAGCAATTAAGTATACCGATAAGTACGGTGGTGAAAAGGGTGTTGAATATTGTAGAGTTTGGACAAAAGATAGACCATATTCACATCTTTCAGACACAATGAAAAGAACGTCAATCATTAGAAAATATGACGGAAGTGTAATGGGTGGTGGAAGTAGACCTTGGAATTTGAATATTGGACCGATGTCAAATGGTAGAAAATCATTTGATAATTCAACAAACATTAAAGATGGACAAGCTAAAAAGTACATGTTTTCTTTTGAAAATTTAGCGTGGAAATCGTCAAATAGAGATGGATTTAGAGTTTCAGATTTACCTGTTTGTGAAAGAGGTCCAAATGGTGGTCGTGTTATGTGGTTTCCACCTTATGATTTAAAAGTAAGTGAACAAAACGCGGCTAGATGGGAAGAAAATTCATTTTTAGGAAGACCTGAACCAATATACACATACCAAAACACAGCAAGAAGTGGGCAAGTTTCATTTAAAGTTGTTGTTGACCACCCAAGTATTTTAAATCTTTTAGTAAGAGAACATTTTGGTGGAATGAGTGATGAAGAATCTGAAAATTACATTAATGCATTTTTTGCTGGATGTAAAGATGAAGATTTTTATAGCTTAATTCAAAAATACACACAATTAGATCAGAATGATGTTAACAATATTAAGGCGTATTTGAATGCGGGTTCACCTAAAGAGATTATTAAAAAATTCAAATATACATCAGAGGATGTTAAAATATCAAAACCTGATACAAATTCAGAAAAGACTAATCAACCAGCACCATTTGAAAAACAATTTTATTTTGATAATGATTTTCCGAAAGTTGGTAGTGATGATGTAACGTCAAGTCAAACATATTCACAATTATTTGCGGCTTATTCTGGAAAAAGTGGAACTTTCGTTACCGATTTAGATGGTGATTTAAAAAAATTATTTACAGGAACCACCACAAATTATATATCAGATATAAAAACGTTATTTGGTGACACTACGGTTACAGGATCAACAATTAGTGCAACCACAATAACTAACCAAACAACTAAAATCACAAATGCGTTTAGTGAATTAACTAACACATATAATTCATATATTGGTAAAATTAATGAAATTAAAACGGGTTTAGAAAAAAATAATATTAAAGAAGTTAATTTTAGGATTTTTACATCAACTTCAGAAGTTGCTGACGACACGTATAATTTTTATTTAGGCGTAAGAAGAATTCACAGTATAATTCTTGATATTTTTGATAAAATTAAAAAAGACAAAACACCAAATTTAAAGTGGCCGTCTAAAAAAGAGTTTTCAAATTTCCAAAAAAAGGGGTTTCCACTTTCACAATTTCCATTTGGTTATACATTTGAAGATTTTGGTTATGTTGGTAATAAAGGTGTAATAACTTTTGTACATAAAACTGAGGGTGAAAGTGCAGTGTTATCAAACGGTGGTGGTGAGAAAAATCTTAACTGTAAGACAAAATTAAATACAACATTTGGTTTAAAAACAACGGCACCTGTGGCGTTCTTTTGTAGACAAGCCAATGTTAGTATTGAAGTTAGTACAAACCCAACAGAAACAAAAGAACCTACTACAATTACAATACCTAAGATTAAAATTGAAGACGACGAACCACAAACAATATATAATTCAAAACCACCAATAGATGTGATGAAAAGAATCATCATGAAAACTTTATCTGAATGTTTTTATTTTAAACAATTAGAGGAGAAATCACCGGTGGCATTTACATCACTAAAAGAAAAATTAAAATATTTCCATCCAGGATTTCACTCAACAACACCAGAAGGTTTGAATAGTAGATTAACATTTTTATTACAATGTGTTAGACCTGGCGATACCATCCCAATTAAGGGTACCTCAGATAATGCGGATTTAAATGCAAGAAACACTTCATTTGGTCCACCACCTGTTTGTGTTATGAGAATTGGTGATTTTTATCATTCTAAAATTATCATTCGTGATATTAATATTAGTTATGACGATAGTCCATGGGATATGAATCCAGAGGGTATTGGATATCAACCAATGATTGCAACAGTTCAATTACAAGTTAGTTTTATTGGTGGTCAAGGTTTAGAAAAACCTGTGGAAAGATTACAAAATGCATTATCATCTAATTTCTTTGCAAACACTGAAATGTATGATGAAAGGTCTGATTCAACCACAACTACAATGGGTGGTAAAAAGACTGATGAGTTTACTAAAGAATTTTTGGAAGAATTAACAAAGAAACCAGAATTCCAATTAGATAAAATGAAAGAAGATAATAAAACCGAGGTAACCGAAGGAACATATATTGGGACATTATCTGGAACAAAATTAAACTATGATACTTTAGTTAATTCGGTATATAGTACTGTTGGTCAATATACAAACACATATCAATCAGCATACACACATATTGTTAAAACATATGGTAAAAAAATTGGTGATGTTTTATTATCACCAACATATAGAACAATTAATACAATAACGGGATCTACTGATGGACCAATTTCAATATTAGGCGAATATCCGACAGGACTTTTTAATGATTTAGAATCGATAGTTTTAAACATAAAAAGTGCAATGAATTCAGCAATTACACTAATTCCATTAAGTTCTTCGGTCTTTGATTTACTTGAGTTTGCAGACCCTAAAGTTGATTCATATGATCAAATCTTTAAAGATGAAATTAGTTTTATTGTTAATCAGTCTCTCGATTCTTTAGTTGAAAATAAACAAATTAAGGATGTTGAAAATGCACGAAATGAAGTTATCACTGTAATAGATAAAACTAATTTTCTTGTAACGTATGGACATGATGTTCAAATTTCAGGATTAACATATACTAAATCAAATTTAACAGGTTTTAATGGTACAACTTTTTATAATCAATTTAAACCAGCAATAACGTATTTAAAATCGGCAAGTTCACAAAATGTTTTGGAGTTGGAACCGACAAATCCTAATTTTACTGAATTGACATTAAGTTTTAATTCTGAAGATTTAAAAAGTATTTTATCAATATTATTAATTGGTAAAAAAGATACGATAGTACAACAATTTGCTAGAAACCCTTTAATGTCTGCAGACGATATTGGAAATGTTAGTACTATGTTAGATAGTTTTATTTATAAAGAACCTACTTCAACATTAGGTGAAGAGAATCGACTTAACATTATATTAGGTCCATTTCCAGTTAGACCAAATGATAAACCAATAGAATTTGAAATTTCAAGTACAGAAGAAATGACAGATGATGATGAAGGATTGGTTGCTAATAATATTTTCATAAATAAAAATAAATTGGGGACCACATTAAATTTTTATAAACCATGAGTAGACAATATTTCGATAGGTACCAATATTTTGTAAAAGATGGAAATTTTAGAATAATTCCTGGAATTGAAATACCAATTAAAGGTAGTGACAAATATATTCAATATAAAAGCGGTAAAGATAGGTTAGATAAATTATCACAAGAATATTATAACACCCCATTATATGGGTGGTTAATCTTGTTGGCCAATCCTTTGGCTGGTAGTATTGAATTTACTATACCAGATAATTTCTACATGAGAGTACCATTTCCTTTACTTGACACTTTACAAGATTACAAAAGTGCCGTAGAATTGTATAACTTATATTATGGCGAACAATAATTTAAATAGTGGTGAAAACATATTGGTTAAAGTTGACCAAAACAATGTAATTTTAATTGACCCAAATAGCGTTTCAAACGGTCCAAATGTGGAAATGAGAAATGTAAAACAGGAAAATTTGGTTATGTATGTTAATTTGGAAGCTGACTTAGTTCCAAGAACAACACTTGCGGCGTCAGGAGATGGTTCAGCTCAAAGTACATTATTGACTGTAGCTAAAGGAAATCTTAGTTTTTTGAGAGCACAAGATGGACAAGATTTAAACACAGGTTGGACAGATTCATTTTTTAATTCGACAGAAAAAACACAAACAGTAACAGATAAGAATGGTAAAAAAACACCGGTAGGGACTGGTGAGTTTTTCCAAGCAGATTCTTCAGGTCAATCATTTGGTATTGAAAGTATTAACATAAATGTTAAAGGTTCAAATTTCATTCCACAGGTAAATATAAATTTTGTGGACGTTAGAGGTAAAACATTATTTGAATCACCAAACAACACCCCATACAAAGCATTCTTTCATTTACCATGGCCAATTTTTTATCTAACAGTAAAGGGATATTATGGTAAAGCAATTAGATATAGATTACATCTAACAAAATTCACATCAAAGTATAATGGTTCTAATGGTAATTTTGATATATCAACAACATTCGTCGGTTCAACTTATGCATTTTTAAATGATATACCATTAGAGGGTATATTGAATGCTCCATATATGTACATGATTGAAAATGATGGAAAGAATTCAACATTTAACACAAATACAGGTACGTATCAAAAGAAAATATCAAAATCAAGTAGAGGATATACTTTATTAAGAACAATTTATAGTGAATATAAACAGAAAGGACTTTTACCAAAAAACTTTCCCGTTAAGACATTAAGAGAAGTTATTACCATTGCTAAATCACTGGATAACATATTAGAAAGAGAAATATTTGACCAAAAGGTTGATATGAAAATTTTTAATGGTATTAAAGAATTTGAAAAAATTGTACAAGATTTTGAGTCTGCTGTGGTTCAATGGGGTAAAAAATATTTAAGTAACGACAGTTATACTGATGCGACATCAAAAATAAAATATTATTACTTATCTGGTCAAAATAATGGTAAGTTAGATAA